AATATGAGTTACCAATCACTGAATATCCAATAGTGCCAATTCCATATCTTTATACTGGCACTCCATATCCAATGTCTGCTGTAATGCCTCTTATAGGTAAACAGCAAGAGATTAACAAAGCTCACCAGATTATGATCCACAATGCTAACTTAGCTTCTAATTTAAGATGGATGTATGAAGAAGGTTCTGTTGATGAAGAAGAATGGGAACAATATTCTTCTGCTCCAGGGGCTTTATTAAAGTATAGGCAGGGATTCACTCCTCCAACTCCTGTATTACCAGCTCCTATCAACAACGCTTTTTATACTATTACTCAAGAAGGTAAGGGGGATGCGGAGTATATAAGCGGAGTTCCTTCAGCTATGATGGGATTTACTCAAGACCAAGCTGAGACTTATAGAGGATTATTAGCTAATGATGAATTTGGTACTAGGCGATTAAAATCTTGGATGTCTACTATTGTCGAACCAGCCTTAGAATATTTAGGTAAATGTTTCCAGATGGTAGCTCAAAGACATTATACAATAGACAAAGTATTTCGTATTGTCCAGCCTGGGGCTGGTGGTGAAGAGCCAGGTGAGAAAGAATCACGTATAAATATTCCTATCTACAATGATTACGGTGAAGCAATAGGTAAATATATGGATTATGAATCATCAAGGTTTGATATTAGGATGATATCAGGTGCTACTATGCCTGTTAATAGATGGGCTTTGTTAGAAGAATATTTTAGATGGTTCCAAGCTGGATTGATTGATGATATAGCTATGGTAGCTGAGACTGATATAAGAAACAAGAAACAGTTGATAGAAAGAAAGAGTATGTATTCTGAGATGAGGGGACAGTTGGAGCAGTTATCAGAAGCTTTAAAAGATAAAGAAGGTACAATTGAAACATTAGAAAGACAATTAGTACAAGCAGGTATAAAAATGAAAGTTCAAGAAGGTGGAGTTGAAGTAAGAAAAGGTGTACTTCAAACAGAAGCTGAACAGAAACTATTGCGTAATATGATGCGTAGTGAGTTCCAAGCAGCTAAGAGAGAGCTATCAAGAGAAATAAAGATGGCTGTTAATGAAGAAAAAAATAAACAGAAAAAAGACTTTGACAACAATAGTTAACTGTCATAGATTAAAAGCAAATACATAAAAAGGACGAATTATGGAAGAAAATGTACAAGTAAGCAACGCTCCTGAGAATGGAGTCCCTGAAAGTAATACTGAGAGTTCTGGCGATGATTTTTTCGAGGCGCTAGATACTCAAGTTAATAGTGGTATATTAGACATGCCTTTACAAGAGCAGACAACCTCTGATTATAATGACGAGCAAGCTGGGGATGAATATCTCAAGCAGCAAGCATCAGACCAGAGCCCTGTTGAAGGACAAAAGCCAGTGGATATTGAAAATCTGCAAACAAGGTATAGTGATTCTAGTCGAGAAGCTAAAAAGTTAAATAGTAAGCTAAAAGAAATAGAGCCATATATGCCGATCCTCGATGCAATGAGAGAAGACCCTAATTTAGTTCAGCATGTGCGGAATTATTTTGAGGGTGGAGGTCAAGCCCCGGTAAGCATGAAGGAACAGCTTGCATTGCCAGAAGAGTTTGTGTTTGACCCTGATGAAGCTATGTCCAATCCCGAATCGGACTCAGCGAGAGTTTTAGGTGCAACAATTGATGGAGTTGTCCAAAAACGTCTTAATGACACTCTTTCTGCTCAGAAAGCCGAAAATGTTAGATTTTCAAAAGAATCTGCGTTTAGGCAGAAGCATAATATGTCAAATGACGAATGGACTAATTTCCTAAGTTTTGCAAAAGATAAGACTCTCGAGTTAGAAGATATTCATTATCTTATGAATCGTCAGACAAGGGAACAGAATATAGCCCAAAATGCAAATCAGGAAGTATCCTCTCAAATGAGAAGGGTACAGCAGAAACCACAATCTTTAGCCTCGGCAGGCAGCCAACCCGAACCACAAGTATCTCCTGAAGATAAAGTGTTCGATGAAATACTGGGATTTGACAGTAAATTGGACGAAGCATTTGGTGCATAGCACTTAGTGCTTCATAATTAATAATACGAAGGAGATAAATCATGGCTGATTTATTTCAACTCGAGTCAACTGCTGATGTTGCTGCGGGTGCTGCCGAACCTCGGTTAGGAACAGACCTTAGCACTGGTGCTCTTCGTAGAAAATACAATTTTGGGGATAGAGTTTCAGAGTTATCAATAGCTTCAGACCCTTTTTTCAGAATGGTATCAAAACTATCGAAGAAACCAACAGATGACCCAGAGTTTAAATTCACAGAACGCAGACCTTCTTTTCATAAGAGATATGCATATATTGTTGCATTCGACTCCAATGGTTCTCCAGAATATCACGATTCAGAACTAGATCGCTCGGATGCTGCTGCCGCAGTAACTGCTGTAGGTCAAAATGTTGCTCTCTATATGGCAACTGATTATAAATCATCTGGTAATTTATCCAGTGTTTATGGTCAAACTGGCGATAATGTACAGATTGGTGGAACAGGGACTCGACCAGAGTTCTTTTTGCCTGACCAATTGGTGAAAATACCAATTATGTCAGCAACTACAGGAACTACACAATCTGGTTATCATGTTATGAAAATCAGTTCAGTAGTGACTGCTGATATTACTACTAATGCTGGTGTTGACAATGATAGTATGGAATGCAAGAAGATTAGTGGGACTGTTGTGAAATTCAGTAGTGGTGGAAACGAGTTAGCGGCTTTCGCTTATAATTCTACATCTGCCGATACCGGATTTCAGACTGGTTCAAGTAATGGTTCTAATGAAGTATATGACCGTACAATTTCTGGTCATTTAGAGCCAATACGATCTTATGTAATTGGTACTGCGCATGCTCAGGGTAGTGGTTATCCTGAAACATGGAAAGACCAACCTTTCTCGACGGCTTATGGGCGTACACAAATCTGGAAAACTGCTATGGCAATGGATAACACTACACGTGCTACCGTGCTGAAGTATGAGCCAAATGAGTGGGCTCGTGTTTGGCGTGAAAAGTTGATAGAACATAAATGGGATATCGAACAAAGTGTTTTGTTTGGTTCTCAATACGACTCAGGTAGTGAATGGTATACACAAGGTGCCGTTGATTACATTTCAAGTTACGGAAATGTGTTTAGTTTGACACACGCAAGTAAAACACAAGATGATTTCTTGGATGATTTGAGTAGCTTCCTTGACCCAAGGTACAATAATGCAAATGCGTCATTGTTCTTTGTGGACACCGCTACTTATAATTGGTTACATAAGTTAAGTGGATATTTTCAGAATAATCTTGAGATATCACCTAACTTCCGTGCTGATATGTCGTTAACATCTAAAAAGAAGGTTTTCGGAGTTGATATTAGTGTTATTTCTACACCTTATGGTGATATGAACGTAGCTCGTAATATTCACTTAGATGGTTCACTTATTAAGATACTTGCCGTTAACATGAGGCACTGTGCATACAGACCTCTTGTTGGCAATGGTTTAAATCGTGATACTGCGATTTATGTAGGTGTTCAGACCTTAGAAAACAGTGGCGTCGACCGTAGAGTTGACTTAATCCAAACAGAAGCTGGGATGGAATGGCAAATGCCAGAAGCCCATGCTTACTGGTCATAAGGGGGTAAATAATGAAAAATCCTTTATATGGACAAAATAAGTATGACGCTAATGTTGGTTCAAAAATAGACCCTGGAGTTCCTAATCTTTCGATTGGAACAGGCGCTCAGACAATAACTATAGCTGAGTTATTAGTTCAAGTTATTGGAGAAGACCCTACAGCTGATGTAGCTTGGACTCTTCCTACAGCTGCTTTAGCAGTTGCTGGTGTTGAAGGAGCATCTGTCGGAGATTGTATAGATTTCTATATAATTAACACAGGTACAGCTAGTGAAGATGAAATTATCACATTAGCTGCAGGTGCTAACGGAACACTAGTAGGAAGTGGAGCTGTTCTTACTGCAAATCCAGTTGATGATGCTTTTAGTAGCGGTAGTGGTCATTTCAGACTCAGGTTTACTAACGTAACCTCTGGTTCTGAGACATACACCTGCTATAGATTAGCGTAAGGAGGTAAATGATGGCTAAGTTAGGTTCAAGGGCTAGTTTTGGAGGCACTGTTGTTGAAAATATAACAGCTGCCAAAACATTAG